TAAAATTCACAAGCACGCGCATGTGAATGTGATTAGCAAAGGACGCGTGCAAGTATTCACAGAGCATGATGGTGTGCAGGAGCTTTCTGCTCCGTGCACCTTCGTGTCAACGCCCGGCACTAAGCGGGTGGTGCACGTCATTGAGGACACGGTATGGACTACCGTGCACGTGACGGACAAGACAGACCTCGCTGAAATTGAGCGTGAGGTTATCGCTACGGATTTTTCGGAGGTATGACATGACTTGGTTTTTAGCAGGGTCGGCCGCTCTTACGGTCGGCACTTCGCTGCTCTCCTCCAACGCTGCCGCAAAGAGCGGCGCTGCAGACGCGAGCCGCGCGAGTAAGGCGGAGGGTGATGCAATCGCCAAGGAGCGCCTGAACACTACGATTCGGAACTCGTATAACACTGCGTTCGCACAGATGCAGCTAGGGCTGCGCAAGAAGCAGTTGTCGCAGCAGGGGGCAGGCATCAGTGCCGCGCGTCTCGCTGCGAAGGGTGACGCTGCGCTCGCAACGGCCAGCACTGGCAGCATCGGTGCGAGTACGCAGGCAGTGCTGAGCGACATCGACATGAAATCGCAGGCTGCGCTCGACATGACTACAGACGCATTCGAGAGCGCAGTGGACACGTACAACAACGACCTGAACATGATGGTGCTTAATACTGACCAGTCCGCGCCCACTGTTCGCCCGGTGCAGTACACTGGCCCGAGCACTGGTGAAATGATTGGGGGTGCGCTGCTGTCCGGTGCTGCCTCGTTCGTGTCTGGGTACGCATCGCGCAAAATGTCGCTCGGTCTTGGCACGCCCGTGAAGGCTGCGTCGAACGTGAGTTCAGTGAACACTATGAGCATGGGGTACAACCCGAGCGCCGGCATGGCCCTCGGCAACACCTCGAACTTCTTCAACACTCGTTTCTGATAGGAGCACCATGCTTAAAAGAGATTACCAAGCCCCGGAGTTCAACGTGCGCGATGAGCGCCGTACTCCAGAGGGACAGGTTGCTGCGGCCGATACCCGGTCGGCAGCGCCAATCACGTTCGGTGACTCAACGTGGCGCGACCGCATGCTGCAGCAGTTGGGCGGGCAGGGTGCGCAAGTGCTGGAGAAGATGGCTGACATTGAGTTCAGCAACCTGTACCTCGAAGGGCAGGCGAAGGCCGGCATCATCGAGTCAGAGGCTGAGCTTGAAGGGAACCCACTCACCCGCGACTGGAAGGTAGCCGGGTACCGCGACACGATGGGCAAGCTCTCGCTCGCTGACTCTGAGGCCCAGTTCAGCGTTGACATTGCGAGGCTCCGCGAAGCTGGTCCTGAGGAAATGCAGGCGTACCTCACGAAGCGCCGCGAGAAGCTCATGCCGGCACTGTCTGGTATGAGCCGCGAGGCACGTGCATCTGCTGCCGGTCAACTGCTGTTGCAGGATCGCTCAGCCACCAAGACGTACACGACAGAGCACGCGAAGTTCATCATTGAACAGAAGTCGCAGGCGGTGCACAGCCAGTGGAACACGTCCATGCGCACCCTAGGTGCTGCACAGGCACGTGCCCGGTTGGGTGAGACTAACCCAGAGGACTTCCAAGAGCAACTACGCAGCACGGCCGGCACTATGGTTGGCTCCGTGTGGATGGATAGCTCCCTCCCTGACAATGTGAAGCAGCAACTCACGTTTGAAATGATCCAGTCTACGCTGGCGAACGACTCTGTTGAGCTGTATGACTTCCTATCGCAGAACGAGATTCCGACTGCTGATGGTGGTTCGAGCACGCTGCTATCGCGCCTTGATGCTAAGCAGCAACTGCAGCTTGCGAACGGGTACCGAGAGGCGCAGTCGCGCACGAACGATCAGCGCAACCGATACCAGATGGCCGCTATCGCTAACATCGAATCGCAGATCGACAACAACACGTACACAGGCTCATACGCAGACTTGGACGAGGTGCTGTCCACTCAGGTGATGCGCAAGGCGATCACAGGCGAGCGTAGAGCCACGCTGCTGAACAAGTACCTCGACGAGCAGTACAAGGGCGAGGAGGGCAGTGCGCTATTCGGCATGGCTACGCGCGGAGACATCAACGGCATCCTGAACAGTGGCAACACTGAGAAGGACGCCATCGACGCAGTTGAGGCCACCCTAGCCAAGGCTAAGGCATCCCCGGAGCAGCGGCTGAACACGTACCTTGAGGTCGGTAAGAACGGTCTAGCTGGTGGCTTCAATCGCGCCGGGCAGGTGCTCGGTGTATCGCTTCGGCAGATTCGCAGCAAGGACGGCACTGTGCTTCCGCAGCACATGGAGACGTTCAAGGTCATCAACGACGCTGTGCGCAGTGCTGAGGAGGGCGGTAACATGAACGCCCGCATGCAGCTTCTGTCTGGGCTGTCCGAGGAGGATCGCATGTTCGCCACCCGCGTATTCGCACACGTTGACGGTGCAGGCTCTGGCAAGGGCAAGTCAGTCGATGAGGCCGTAGCACTGGCGTCTGAAGCTGAGGCGCGGGAGGCAGAAATGTCTCCGAGTGTTCGCGCCGCGCGTTCTCAGGCTGTGGTGAAAGACGTTGCTGCTGCTGTGAATGCAATCGAGCCGCTGAACCTGCTGGAGACTGGCTGGGCTTACTTCAAGTCTATCTTCAGCGAGGACGCACGCTCGAACTTGGCAATCAGCCCGCGCTCGAATGTGAGCTGGCAGGATGGCATCATGTCCGATAGCCCCACTGTGCGGCTGTACGCCGACGATGTTCGGCAGGCGCTCGACGACGAGGCCCGCCGTGTCATGCTGGTGAACCCGCTTGAGACTGACCCTGAGCGTGTGATCCTGACTGCGAAGGCAAACCTCGCTGCGCGTACTGTGCAAACTAGGCACGGCCCTATCGTGCTTCCGCACCGTGCGAACGCCTCTGCGATCTTCGGAGTGAGTTCCGCGAACCTTCCTATGGTCGGTCCTGCCATCGACAAGATGCTGCAGGAGACGAAGAAGGATGCGAAGTGGCACGTGCAGTTCCGGCATAACGGTGTGTTCGTGCAAGAGTACGACCGCAATGGCACTGCTATCGGAACCGGGAACTACTTGGATAAGGGCGCTGTGCGTGAGTCCGTGCGTGAACTCATGAAGGACAAGCGCGAGACTGCAGGCTTCCGCTACGGCGTAGGCAAAGAGGTCCGCGTAGGCGACACTTCGCTGCGGTACAGTGGCGAGAGCAAGTCAGGCAACCCCGCATCATGGATGCTTGAGTTCCGTGACAACCTAGTAAAGAGCGAGGGCATCACGAACAAGGTGGCACCGGACCTGTCTGGACGCAAGGACAAGTCAGGTAAGGAAATCACTACCACTGGTGTTGGTGTGTCATCGCACAACCCACACGCGCCAAAGGCAGGTCCAGATGGCACTGTGAGTCCGGAAGAAATTCGACGGAGCTTCTTGGGTGCTTCTGATGATGCAGCGGCGGCTGGTCGGCGTGTGGCGAGTTCGCTCGGCATGGCAGACAACAAGCCGGCGTTCATGCTGATGTCGGAGATTGCATACCAGTCCGGTACCGGGTTCCTGTCACAGCAGAACAAGACTGGCGATAGCTACCGCATGTTCGCACAGGCGCTACAGTCAGGCGACACCGAAGCAGCAAAGGCTGCGTTCAAACAGACGGCCGCGTGGTACTACAGCGTGGACCCGAAGAAGCGCAGTGCTACAAACATGGACCTCACTGAGCGTCGTAAGCATTACCTCAATCTGATCGAACAATCTACCCAAGGAGGGTAACACATGGCTGAACAGGATTTCATCACAGGACCATTTGGAAGTGCAGTACCCACCGCACGTCCGGTGGTGCCGGAACCCGGCCTCAGCGCCGGGGCTACCCCGTTAGCGGATGAGGCCCGTGTTCCCTTTACCGATGCTGCGCTCGCTACTGAGCGTGGTGTAGCAGAGTCACGCGGAGCACGGGAGGCCCGCGCGAACTTGGAAGATTCTGGGGTGTGGGCCGGCATTGGTGCAGGCATAACCACGTGGGATACGACTCGCCTTATCAAGCGATTCGCGCGCCCATCGTTCGAGAACGAGACTGAGCCGTTCAACAAGTTTGAGTACCTTGAGAACTTGCCTGAGCACTTCAGTGAGGATGAGCACGAGTACTTCAGCGATGTCGCGAAGGGCACGAAGTCTGCGGAGTACGCCCTGCAGGTTATCCGTGACCAACGGCAGGCGCGCGAAGTCGCCGGTGCGCACCCCATCGCAGGTACGGCAGCAATGTTCATCGACCCGGTGTGGCTCGCCATCCCTCCGGCACTGCGTGCTGGTAAGCTCGCCCCTGCGGCTGGCCGTGCAGTATCGGCCGGCACTGCTGGTGCAATCGGTGGCGGCATGGTGGCCGCTGGTGAGGGGCCTGTATCCGACATGGAGATTGCACTGAACATGGTGCTGAACTCTGCAGTCGGTGGTGTGTTCTACAGGCCCGGTAAGGGTCTGGTGAAGGCCGACACGGACTTCCCCACCGACACAGTGCTCGACCTCACGGAGACGCTGACGGCAGACGTTGCGCAGGCTACGAAGCCCCGCATGCGTATGACGCAGCAAGAGGAGTGGGAAGAAGTGCCAGTGCAGGCCGAGCCGCTTGCAGGGCACAAGACCACGGACCTCGGTGATGTAGTTGTCACTGAGAGCGCGAAAGAGCCGGGCAAGTTCCAAATCACGTTCTGGGATGGTAAGGCCGGTGTTGGTAAGCCTACAGGTGACGCCGTGTACAGCACTCGTGAGGAAGCTATCCGCGCGTTCGAGGAGGCTGGTGAGGGCACAGTGCACCGTGCTCCGGCCGCTGCCCCTGCTGAGGGCGCTATGGAACGTCGCAAGGTGCGTGACGCAGTGTGGGAAGAAGTTCCCGCTGAGCTGCACCCGAACGCAGTGCGTAGCGATCCTGCCGCCGTAGTGGCTGCTGTCGATACCGCGCTGGCACAGGATGCGAAGAAGCGCGGCTTCGGTGAGGCGATCATGTGGAACACGCACAAGACGATGAGCAACTTCGGCACTGTAGGTAAGCGCATCGCTGACTTCCTGTATGACAACAACTCGGACTTGAGCCGGCACAGCGTTGAGTCACAGCGGGAGGCAATCCTGCATGACCTTCGCCGTGGGCAGGTTGAGTACGAGGACTTGCTGCGTGCTGAAATGGCAGCGAACGGCGCAGGCACACTGAAGATGCTGAACCCGTTCACCAGCCGTGAGGCGTACGCAACGCAGGCCAAGATCGAACAGGCTGTGCAGCGTGAGCTGTTCCGCAGGGAGCAGGCAGCACGCACTGGTGTCGCTGCGTCTGATGACGTGCCGGCGAACATCAAGATGATGGCTGACAAGCTCGACGCAATGCACAAGCGTGCGCTCGCTGAAATGAAAGC